CACTACACCTAAGCCGATGCCGAGCAGGAGTCGGAACGGCAGACTCTTAAAAAAGCTGTTCTTCTTCAATGTTATTCTCCTAAATACAAATAATTAAAAAAGCTCTGAAAACGCACGAATTTTATCACCTTTATACGCATATATCAAGGGCACGCTGCGCTATGGAGATATGATAAAAAAGGTGAGCTTTGCCGAAAATCAGCTCAATTTTAAGGCGAAATCTTTGATAATTCAGTAACAATTTCCCGGCACTGTTGCAGAATTATTCCCTACCGCTGCGGTGGATATATGAAAAAAAAGATTATCCTAAGGCAGTAGGTTCGGACAAGTTGACAATCGACGCAGAATATAATATTATTTCCACTATATATTATTCGTATGAGAGGGCGTGTATTGTGGATATCAGAACACTTGGCTATTTTGTTGCAGTTGCCGAGGAGCTGAGCATAACCCGCGCCGCTGAGCGCCTTTGCATAAGCCAGCCGCCGCTGAGCAGTCAGATGAAAAATCTCGAGAAGGAGCTTAATACGGTGCTTTTCATCCGCGGCAAGCGCCAGCTTCAGCTTACCGATTCGGGAAAGCTTTTATACCGCCGCGCAAAGGAGATTCTTGCGCTTACGGACAAGGCATCGGATGAGATAATCTCAATGTCGAGGGAAATGTCGGGAACTGTATCAATAGGGCTCGTGGAGGGCTCCGCACCAAACATTGCAGCCGAATGGATAGAACAGTTTCTGCTGCAGCATCCCCATGTGCGCTTTAAAATTGTCGACGGCAACAGTGCCGAGCTGGTTGACAAGCTGCGAAGCGGGCTTATCAGCATAGCTATCGTGGTCGCTCCATTCGACAGCACCTTTCTCAACTGCTTCAAGGTAGGCTCGGAGAAGCTGCACGCCTTTATGAGCGACGAGCATCCCCTTGCCTCGGGAGGCAGCACTGTTACGCTCGAGGAGCTGAAGGATCAGCCGCTTATAGTGCCGAGCCGCTATGCCTCGGCTGATACGCTTTACAAATGGTTCAGGGAGGTAGATGCAGAGCCGAACATTGTCTGCGAAATGGATAACTACCTCGATATGGCTGCACTTGTGCGGCGTAATGTCGGCATAAGCCTCTTCCCCAAAACCGACTTCGTCATAAATCCGAGCATCGTATCAAAGGATATAGAGGATTCGGGGCGAAGCATCGACTACCACTTCGTGTGGCTTAAAAACAGAGCTCTGCCCAATGTCGAGGAAAAATTCATTGATTTTGTAAAGGCAGGTCTCTGAGCATTATCCGCATGCTGCTTATTCGTTTTTTTCATACCTATTATTAAAAAACAAGGCAGCAATGCTTGTTGAAAACCGTTCAAAGCTATGATATTATTAGCACCATAAATAAATTATTTTGGGGGATTAACATGAACAGCAAATCCTTAAATATTCTCAATATCTTCGCAATGATCCTTCTCGTTGCCCTCTGCGTTGCAAATGTTGTTGTTATGCTTCAGGCAGGCGAGGCTTCCATGAATACCGTTTATTCCATAGGCATAGTGCTCACGGGCATTTTTGCGGTATACTATATTCTCGCAGGCTGCAAAAAGATCGGCGGCAAGGGCTACTTCAAGTGCTTCCTGCTGCTCTATGCAATAGTCAGCCTCTTCCCTGCCGTTATCGGCATCTGCGGTGAGCCTGTCGGCGTATTCGGCATAGTGTCCTACATTGTGACCGCCGTTCCTCTGTTCGTGCTCGCCTTCGGTCTTGACCTCGGCAAGAAGAAGTCGCTCATTCTCGGCGGCATTGTTGTTGTAAGCGTTGTTTGCAGAGTTATCTTCACGCTTTGCGCAGGTCTGTTCTCTGATTTTATGTTCGAGATACTCTCCGACCTTCTCCTTTCGCTCAATCTCATACTTATGATCTTCTCTAAGTATGACGACAAGGCATCACGAGGCAGCAAATAATTCCTTAACGTCATAGGATACTGCACCGTTTTATCAGCCAAAGAGCGCCGCAAAGGTTTTTTGCGGCGCTCTTTCTGCCTTTTTTATTGAAAAACTCCATGACAGATGATATTATAATGTAAATAAACATTCGGAGTAAAGTATAGCTGTAAAGCACCTTGAATATGTGCAGCATACCGACGTGCTCTTCCTCCTCATTTTGAGGCGAGACTCTCTCCTCGGTTGCCGTCGGCGGCAAAGTTATGCGCTGCCGGGTTGAGGTAAACTATGTACGGCACTTGCGGGGCATCGCCCTCGGCAAAGTGGTCGTAGGCATACGGTAGACCGATGGCAGTCAGTATGCTAATAATCTCATCCACGGCGGATCGCCTCCTCAATGTCGCGCTCGAACTGCTCTATGCCTTTTTCCTCCGCCGGTGCGATATGTACTACGGCTCTGGTGCGGCCGCCGTTACGTTTCGCGTGGCCATGCTCCAGCAGGTGCGGGAGTCCGGGGATTCTGGAATACACCGTTACTTCCTTTGTCACGGCACTTTCGCCCGTGGTTTTCACGGTCCAGCTCTTTGCATATTTACCGCTGCGGACAGGTGCTCCGGCCTTTATTTCATCTCTTATAGTTTTTCCGGCCTTATCCACAGCGGCTTTCATGCTTTCAGTTGTAAGTTTGGCATAATCTTCCAAAGCCCTCATGACTTCTCCGGCAAGGTTTCCAATTGATGTACGCATTTTTCTCCAAAGTAAGTATAATTATAGGTTGATTTCATCCTATTTTGGTGTATACTGTTATCGAGGTGATTCATATGACTTTTGATTCTGGTATGATAGTGACCGCAACCGAAGCAAATCAAAACTTTTCCAAGGTTGCGCGCATGGCAGAAAACAAAGGACGTGTTGTCGTGTTCAAAAACAACCGTCCGAAGCTTCTTGTTATTGACCTCGATACTGAACCGCAAATAGAGATGAGTGAGGAAGAAAAGATAGACTTTGTGGCAGCGCGCATTTTGAAGGAACACAAAGCGGCCTTTGAGGAGCTTGCCAAATGATAAAATTCTCAAAGGAAAAAGTCTTGCTGTTGCATAAGATTCTCGCAGAAGCAACCGGCGGAAGTGTCGGAGTAAGAGATGAAGCACTACTCGAATCTGCCTTGGAATGTGCATTTGCCGGGTACGGTGATAAAGAATTTTACCCCACAAAAGAAGAAAAGGGTGCTCGGCTTGGGTACACTCTCATTTCCAATCACGCTTTTGTGGACGGGAATAAACGCATTGGCGTATACGTTATGCTTTCGTTCTTGGAGATGAACGGCATCCGTATAAAGTGCTCTGACAGCGAGATCGTTCATCTGGGCCTATCAGTCGCTGATGGAAGCATGACATATGAAGATGTGCTCCAGTGGGTAATTGATCATAAAGCATGATCATCGCCTCGCTTTCTGGCACCGCAACTTTATCGCCTTGTGCTTGTAGTTCATGTGATCCACGGCGACAATGTCATAGAACTCATTGTCAAATTTCACCCGGTACCCAAGTGGGTTGACCTCTGCGGTCTCCGAGCAGTACCGGACGGTGAAGTCCACATCGGTGGTATCCACCGTGGTCCCGGCGTCATCGGTCTCACCATTGCCTTCTCCGCTCACGGTGGCAGCGCAGATGTAGTAATCCGCCCACGTCGATTTCCGGTTCCCGATGCTGTCTGCTGTGATCGTACTTTTCTGTATGGTGATCCGGACATTCAGAAGGGCAATTTTCATCAGAAGCCCACCTTTCGAATTCCGAAAAGCAGGCTTCTGACGGTAAGGACCAAAGCCGTGTGGTCCGCTTCCTCCCGGTGCTCATACAGGTAGGCTATTGCGTAGAGCACGGACACTCTGTATGTATCGTCCGTGCTCTTTTGTAATTCCTCTACGGATATGCGGGCAACATCGGCGCAAACGTTTTCGGCTGCGGAAATGATGGTTTCCAGCAGTTCGTCATCGTCGGAGGTATCCAGACGGAGATACTGCTTGGCTTCTTCCAATGTGACTGTCATAAATACCTCCGATTATTTTTACTCCGTTGCCATCAGGCCAGCGGTCTTCAGCTTGGTGAGCAGGGCGTTGAAGTCATCCTTCAGTGCTGCCACAGTGGACGCTTCGCTGGCGGCCTGCGTTGCTGCCTGAGGCAGGCCCTCAATGGTGCAGCCGT